TCACTTAGCAACATATATACTGGTTTAAACTCTAACGTAACCTTTACAACTTCTGGCAACTCTCCTATTGCAGAATATGTACAGATTACTCCTGGTCTAGATGCGAATGGAAATCCAACAAGCAATGCTTCCATTTCTATTCCTGTATCAGAGATTGAAGCTAACAGCAACTATGGTTACATAAAAGATTGGTTTACAAATATCGGGTGATATATGAACATAGCGAATAATCAAATCATTTCACAAAAACTAGGCCTTAGCCCAATGAACGACTCGGTTGGGTTTCCGACAAAGAAGTTGCCTACACAGGCTATTCTTGTTCAAGACGAATCGCAAACCAATGCAGAGAACGATTACGACTTTGCGCGTAAGAATCTCTATGACATCATCGAAGCTGGTCAGGAAGCACTCACAGACATGCTGGAGTTCGCAAAGCAGTCTCAGTCGGCATCTGCATACGAAGTTGTTGGCACACTGGTGAATGGCTTGGTGACAGCTAACCAGAAGCTATTGAACTTAAGCAAGCAAGTCAAAGAGATCCAGAAGATGGACAAAACACCAGAAGAAGCAGAAAAGACTACTGGTAATGTAACTAACAACCTATTTGTGGGAACAACCGCTGAGTTGCACAAACTGCTCAAAGGTGAATAATGGCAGAATACTATAATAATAACCAAAATCTAAAAGCCGTCAACGTTCCTGTTGAGTGGGATTTAGATAAGGTAAAAGAGTTTAAAAGATGTGCTGAAGATCAGATTTACTTTATTAAAACATACTGTAAGATTGTTAGTGTTGACGACGGTCTAATCAACTTCAATCTTTGGCCATTTCAGGAGAATATGGTCAATACATTTGAGACAAATCGTTTCTCTATTTGTAAACTGCTTCGTCAGTGCGGTAAGACAACTACAGTTTGCGCTTACATGCTGCATAAACTTCTTTTCAATAAAAACTATGCTATTGCTATTCTTGCCAACAAAGACATGCAGGCACGAGAAATCCTTAACCGTGTGAAGTTGATGTTTGAACATCTTCCCAACTGGTTACAGCAAGGCGTGAAGCGTTGGAATGAAGGCGACATTGAACTAGAGAACGGATCAAAGGCACTTGCATCAGCCACCGGTGGTTCTGCTGTTCGTGGTAAGACGTTCTCACTTCTATATCTTGATGAGTTTGCGTTCGTTCCTAACAACATTCAAGAATCATTCTTCGCTTCAGTTTATCCTACGATCACTTCAGGTAAGACAACTAAAGTTATCATCACTTCAACACCGAATGGGATGAACCTATTCTATAAGTTGTGGTCCGATTCGGAACAAGGGCGTAACACATACGTTCGCTGCTCTGTTAACTGGAGAGACGTTCCTGGTCGTGACGAAGCATTCAAAGATGAATATATCAAAAACACCAGTGAACGTCAGTGGAGACAGGAATTTGAATGTGTTGCAGAAGAAACTATGATAGATGTCTACGATACAACAACAAATGAATATATGTGCATTCCTATAAGTCAACTATATAATACACTTTGAGATAGAGTTTCTTGGTTTTATAAATACAATAGAACTAGGAGATTTTTATGCATAGAAAAATATATGAAAAAGAGTATGGTCCTATTCCGAGAGATACAGAAGGTAGATCATATGAAATACATCATGTTGATGGTAACCATGCCAATAATGATATCATGAATCTTACTTGCGTGAGTATACAAGAACACTATGATATACACTATTCGCAGGGTGACTATGGCGCTTGTGTAATGATAGCAAAACGAATGGGTATGTCTCCGACATATATTAGTGATATACAAAAAGGTAAGAAAAGACCTGGTGTTGGCGGTGTAAAAAAGGGAACCACACCTTGGAATAAAGGCATCAGTGGATATTCTTTACCTAAAGCAAGTGAAGCAAAGAGAGGTAAAGTTTATCACAGCAAACTTGGTGAAAATGTTGACGCTATACTTGAACTATACAACACTAGACCATATATTGATGGAGTGGGTAAAGTTCAAAAGAATGGTAAAGTTTTATCATATGAACAAGCATTTAGTAAAAAGTATGCAGAAGAATATGGCGTAACATCTGCATGTATTAGAAAACTAGTAACAGGTAAAAGTTTCAGTGCAGTATAAAGAAAACACAAGATACAGAATAAAAACTCCTTTAGGATATAAAGATTTTTCTGGTGTGGTGTCAAAAACTACAGATACTTTGATTCGCTTTGATTTTGATGATACGTTTATTAGAGTATCACCTAAACATGTCTTTTTGACAGATAGTGGATTTTCTTTTGCAAAAGATTTGTCAATAGGACAAACAATAACTGGGAAAAAAATATCTAAGATTACGCTACTTACAGAAGGACCATATATAGTTTATGATCCAGTAGGCGTTGAAGAATCTGAAACATACTACTCTAATGATGTTGTGTCACACAATACAGAGTTCCTTGGTTCATCTAATACACTGATTGATGGTAACAAACTAGCACAGCTTACCTACATTGATCCTATTCTAACAAACAATGATGTTGATATGTATGAGGACGTGAATGAAAGTCGCGTCTATGCTACTGTGGTTGATACATCCCGTGGTTCTGGTATCGATTATTCTGCATTCATTGTGTTTGACATCACAGACGTACCATATCGAGTGGTAGCAAAATATCGTAATAATGAAATCGAATCTTTGGTTTATCCTACGATCATCTACAACGTGTCGCGACATTACAATGATGCATATGTTCTAGTTGAAATCAATGACGTTGGCCAACAGGTGGTGGACATTCTACAGCACGATCTAGAATATGAAAACGTACTATCAACAAAGACTAAAGGTCGCGCTGGCCAGAAGATCGGCGGCACTATGGGCGGTGTTCGTTTTGCTATGGGTGTTCGTACCACAACACAAGTCAAGCGTATTGGTTGTGCCAACTTTAAGAGTTTGGTTGAGAATGATAAGCTGATAATCAATGACTATGATCTTCTTCAAGAAATGTATCGCTTTGTTGAACACAATGCAAAGTATCAAGCCGAAGAAGGAAGTCATGATGACCTTGTTATGTGCTGCGTTCTGTTCTCTTGGTTAGTACATCAAGACTATTTCAAAGAACTAAGCAACAACGATGCAAGACTTGAAGTTTTGGCCAACAATCAGAGACTTATTGAAGAAAATCTTGTGCCATTTGGTTATGTTGATGAAGCATGGGAAGATCCCAATGCAGGTGATGATTTCGAATCGTCATTCAGACAGTGGTTGATGATGTAGCATCTAGTATTAGTTTTTTATAAATACAATCAAAGCAAACATAATCATAACCTGTTTTTGCGATAAGGGAGATAACAATGGCAATTCAAGTCAGTCCAGGCGTAAGCGTTACCGAATACGATGCAACCACAACAGTACCTGTCGTTTCGACCACAACTGGCGCTATTGCTGGTGTGTTTCGTTGGGGTCCAATCGGTCAGCTAGTTCTAGTTGATTCAGAAGTAACTCTATGGAAGCGTTTTGGTAAGCCAACCAATCTAAACGCCGAAACATTTTTCACAGCCGCAAACTTCCTTGCTTATGGTAACTCACTATACGTAAGTCGCGCTGCTAACACAACAGATACTACAACTGACGGCTATGGTACATTTAGTGCTATCGCTGATACAAGTGGCGCTATTGTTGCTAACGTTGCTGGTAATACGTATTGGGGTTCGAACGTTAACGCAAACTTCAATATCACAAACCAGACAGCATATAATACTGCTGCAAACAATGGTCAGTTTTCTTCAAATCCAACATACCTCTATACTGCAAAGTATCCAGGTGCAATCGGTAGCAGCCTTACAATCTCAACGGTTGATACTGCTAACGCATATTCATCAAACTTGGTGAATATCTCAAATACAACATTCACATTCAACTCGAATACTGCTGTACTTTCATTCAACGATACTTCAGCCATCATCAATGCTGCTACTGCTGCTGCTAACCTAGCTTCATATGTTGCATATCAAGCATTAACAGTTGGTGACTGGATCACAGTTGGTAACACAACAATCGGTACACAGACACTACAGGTTGCTTCGAAGGGCACTGCTCCTGCACTAGTAATCAATGCTGGCGTAACATTCACTGCTTCGTCAAACACTGTTACTGGTCTAAGCGGAATGACAAATGCTTACATTGGTTATTCTGTAAGTGCTTCTATTGCTGGTCTTGCTAACAACACCACAATCGTTTCTGTTCCAAGTTCAACATCAGTTGTTCTATCAAGCGCATTCACAGGATCAACCGGTTCAGCAACAATCAAAGCTGCACAAGAGTTCCTAAACCTTTCATTCTATACTCCATACACAATCTCAACACCTTGGAACGTTTCAGGTAACGTTGGTCGTCTATGGCAGTATTACAGTTCTGTAACTGGTGCACCAGCGGTTTCTTACTACGGTCAGAACTATGGCAATAGTGCTGCTGTTGATCAGATCCATGCTGTTGTCACAGATAC